TCGCGTCAGCGTCCGCCGGCGACTTCCGTTTGCCGGCGCCCATTGCCTGGTCCAACGGTGATTTGCCGGCGCCAATGGCCAACAGTTTCAGCCGGTCACGGATGCGTCGTTCGCGGTTTTCCGTGGTGCGTGCCTGCACCTGGCGCAGTCGTTCGATGAACGTCATGCCATCGGGCGGCGTCACCGGGTTCGCCAGCAGTTGCTGTTCGTCGATCAGTTCGCGTTTGGCGTCTTCGATTTCGACCAATTCGTCGCGGATTTCGTCCAGGCGTGCGCGCGTTTCCTTGCGCAGTTCGATTTTGGCTTTGGCTTCCTTCGACAGTTTCGCCGGCGGGATTGCGTCGGGCGCGTCCGGCCTGGTTTCCTTTTTCACAGCCAGGTGCGCCAGGTTGGCGGCAGTGTCTTCGCCGTGTTTGCTGTCGGTCTGTGGCTTCCGTTCCGTCGCCGGCGCCAGTTCCAGGTCCGCCTGTTTTTCAGGTTCAGGTTCAGGCGTTGGTTCGGGTTCCGGTTCCGGATCGGCTGCAGGATCGGCCGCGGCTGCGGCGTCTGCTGCGGCTTCGATGCCGTCGTCCGCCGGCGCTGCTGCGGGCTTCGCTGCTGCCTTTTTCTTCGGTGCCTTTTTCTTCGCCATGTCTTTGGTGTCCTATGGTTGGAAAGCCGGCCGGATCACCCGGCCGGGCCTCAAATTGGCGTTGTCGTTTAGGCTTCGGTCGTGATCAGCCTGGCGATTTTGATTTGTTTACGTTCCGGAAAAACGCGATTCCAGGACGTCGCTGCTGCCAGGTTGTTCGCTGTCGCGGCATTGGACGGTCCACCGTTTGCAGCCGTGCCCACGTAGGCGTGGCCAGCCGGGTGCATGATGGATTCAATGCGTGATGTCAGCGTTTCCGTGCCGGCACCGTTGCCCTGCAGCGGGATGCGGTCCATTTCGGTCGCCACTTTCGGCGTGCCCGTTCCGATCTGAATGGCACCTGGTCCGAATATCCACGAATCATAGTCCTGCGTGGCCACCGGCAAACCGTCGTCGATGATCACTTCCAGGTCGCCGAACCGGGCGATGCGCGTGTCGTTGTCGCTGTCGCGAATGAAATCAATCAGGTTGTTTTTGCGCATTTTGGCATAGACCACCGAATGCACCATCAGCATCGTGAAGTCTTCCAGGCTGTCGCCGGCAGTTGCCACCGCGTCGATCAATGCTTCCGCACTGAAATCGGTGACGCCTGCGCTGAACGCGCCGCTGATGTCGTTGGTGTAGTCGCCGGCATCGTTCGCCGTGTTGTCGGCAAAAACGCCGGTCAGTGTTGCCACGAATGCGGCCTGCAGGCGTCGTGCCCAATAGCCGGCCACTTTGTTGCCGATGGCCGTGGACGGATCACTGCCAGCCAGTGCGGCGGACAGGTCTGCAGTTTTCCAGTTTTGGTTTCGTGACAGTCTGACCTGCACTTCCTGGTTCGACGTCAGTTTGAACGGCGTGGCAGGCGTTTCGGAATCGTCGCCCACGTTGTCAGGATCGTCAGCCAGGTCGTTCCATGACGGATCATTGAACGTAAGGCCACCACCGGCCAGGCTTTCATCGAATTGGCCATTGCGAACTGCGGCACCGGACTGAATCAGCCGGCTTTTTTGTTCCGTCGTCAGTTGCACGTATGGCGTGAAAATTTCCGGGACAACAACGTCCGCGATTTGAACTAAGGCCATGAGGATTTCTCCAGTTGATTAACGGGGCACCCTCACGGTGCGGGCATGTCGGTCGGATAATACGCTATTTTTTCGGGCGCGGTCCACCGATGGTTGTGCCGGCACTTTTCGCCATGCGTTCGGCTTCCGGTCGATCACTCTGCAACAGTTGGCCCTGTTTGGTCATGTTCCAGCCGTCATTGCTGAATGGATTGTCGGCACCACCGCCGCCACCGCCACCGCCGCCGCCACCGCCAGCGCCCGATCCTTTCGAACCAGGCCAGAAATGCGCCCAATCGTCGGATCGTTTGACGGCGGCCATGAAACCGTCCGGCGCAGTGTTGGGCGTCACGCCCGCCACCGTCACGCCTTCCAGTTTCGTGACCGTGTTGCCTTCCGCAGATTGTTCGAAGTTTCCGACGACCAGTTGCACGAATTGATCCACCGCCGCGGGCAATACGCCCGCCTTTGCTGCGGCAATCGAAAGTGCGTTTTTTATATTTGTTTCGGTCGCCAGTGCCTTCGATGCACTGCCGGCAGTCTCTGCCGTTGTTAGCTTTTCCAATGTGGACGCCAGTTCGCGTTCCAGGTCGTGCACGCGCAACGTCAGCGCAGTGTCGTCACCCTTGCCGCCCTTGCCACCCTTGCCATCGTCGTCGGGTTTCAGTTTGGCCACCGCTTCGGCGATTGCGGTGGTGATGTCTTCGCGCGTCATGCCGGCGTTTTTCACGGCTTTCAGATCGCCGGCGGCATCGGCCAGGCGGGCTTTCAGTGCTGTCTGGTAGTTGCTGAAATCCGTTTCCGTTTTCAGTCCTGCCAATTGCAGCACGGCTTTGCCGTCTTTTTCGATGTATAGCGCCGCATGATCTGCAGGCACTTCCGCCAGTGTTGCGTAACCGTCAGCCAGTTCCACTTTGTGATTTCTCCGTCACGGACCCATGACCATCGCGGCCAGGTTCGTGGGAATATAGGCCGAACGCGCACGCTGTGCAACAGTGTCAAATGCCCGGCAGGTCGGATTTCTTGATGCCGGCCCTGCGGAACGCCGGCCCTTCGCGTTGGAACAGTTCCGGCAGCGTCCACTGTCGCTGACTGGAATCGACGAACGCGTCCAGCGTCAGCCCGCCTTTGCGAAACAACACGCCACGCGTCGGTCCCAGGATTTCATTCTGGAATGACACCGACTGCCCGGTCAGCCATTCCTGGTATGTGGTGGACGCCGGCACCTGGCCGACCAGTTTTTCGACAGCACGCCGGCGCGCAGGTCCGCGCAGGCCGCGCAGTTGGCGTTCGGTCGCGGTGTTCGATGGCCTGGTGCCGATGGCTTTGCCGTTCACTGCCGGCACGCGGATCGACCTGCAGTTGATGTGAATGGGCGGGAATTCGCCTTCGCCGGCGTTGTATATGTTGCCATCCAGGGATCGGCAAATCGGCGTCGTGCGGCTGTCCAGGGTCGCGACATATATTTCCTTTTTGATCACGCTGCGGTTGGCGTCATACAGGGCCTGCAGGGCACCGTTGAAAATCGCAGCGGTGACGGTGTTGGCCAGTGCGCTGGCGCCGCGTCGGCTGATTTCACGCACGCCATCGACGCCGCCGGCGTTGCTGGTGCCGAATATCCTGCGGCTGATTTCGGTGGGCGTTTCGTTGAACAGCAGGCCCTGGCGGATTTCATCCATGAACCGCCGGCGGTCAGCGGCTTCGAAATTGGCCAGCCAGTCGCGCAGGATTCGGCGTTCCATCGGCCTGGCGAAAACAACCGACCGCAGTGTCCTGGCGTCCGGAATGGTCAGCGCGACGATCACCGGCAGGTTGCCGCTGATGATCGCGGCACCGACGCCGGCTTCCAGTTTCACCAGTTTCGTCAGTTCCGTGCGCACCAGGCGGTCCACTTCGTCGAACGCTGGCCCGTTCAGGTCTTTGATGAATTGTTCCAGTTTGCGCAGCCGCCGCGTGGTCGCAGGCCCTGGGTCGAATCCGCCGGCCATGTTTTCCAGGCGCAGTTTCAGCCTGGCACGCAAACCAGGTTCCGCGCGGTTCAGAATCAGCCGGATGCGCCTGGCCAGCCCGGCAGCGAACCGCTGCAGTTCGACGCGGTGCCGGATCAGATCGTCGCGGATGTCCTGGTTGCTGGTGTGGTCGGCCACGGTCTATTCGTCGTCGCCGTCACCGTCACCGTCACCCGGTTCGTCGTTGTTGCCGCCGCCGGCATTCGCGTCGTCGGGTTCGCCCAACAGCGTGGTGTCGTCCTGCGGTGGTTCGTCGCCGATGGCGTCGGTTTCTTCGTCGAACGTCATTTCGGTCAGATCGCCTTTTCGCATGTTGGCGTGGATCGAACGGATGGACAGCGGTGCGCCGCGGGCCTTCGCATTCATCAGTCCCAACAGTTCGGCCGCCGGCATTGAATCGTCGATAAAATCCGTGTTTGCTTTGACGGTCACGTCGTCCGGATTGTCACCGACCCACACCGCGCAGATTTTCAGGATGGCTTCCAGGCCGGCAGCGGATGTTTCCGCAACATTGACCAGCGTGGCCGTGCGTGCTGCCACTTTGATTTTCAGCGTTTCGGCGGCTTCCGCGCCGGCGCCTTTGCTCATCAGTTGCAGGCCGTAATTGCCGGCACGTTCGAAGTCGTTGACCTGGGCGTCACGCATTTCGGGCAGGCCCTGCGAATCGGCGCCGATGAATTTGGCGTCACCGTTTTCGTTCGGGATGTTGATGTGCGCGCCGGCGCCAACGATCAGTTGCTGTTCCGGGTCATTCGGGTCGATGTTTTCGCCAATGATGACCAGCGTGTCCTGGCCCTGCATGAACAGCGCCTGGCGATAGTCGGCATCGCCGCGGTATATCGTCAGCGCCAGCCTGGCCAGTCCCAACAGCGGAATGTCGCCCAGTTCAGGCGTCAGGTCCGCGTCGTTGATGAACACGAACGGGATTTGGTCCAGCGTCGTGCCCTGGATCGACGGCACGATGTCAGGCAGCAGGCTGCCATTGTCTTCGATGGTCACGGTGTAAACGCCATCTATGATTCGCAGCGCGCGGAATTTGTCCAGGTGTTCCCAGGTGAAACCGTCGCGCACGTCGCGCGATTCGTCCACCGTCACCAGGCTGATTTTGCGGACAGCGGTTTCCGGGTCCGCCACTTCGTCGTCCCAATTGATGATCTGGCGCGCAAAATAGTCCACCAAATAGGGCACGTTCCTGGTGGCATCCACGTCGGCGAACACGCCAGTGCGACCGAACAGCAACTGGTGCAACTGCAGCCGGCGAATCAGTGCGGTCAGCGGTTCGCCGCGTGACGTCGCCATTTTTTCCATTTCTTCCAGGCCCGGCGACAGCGTGATGATCGGCGGTTCGCGATTCATCACGCCCACCAGGGCGTTGGCGGTGTCTTTCAAAACGGACGGATAGTTGGCCCGAATGATGTATGCGTCATATAGCGCCTGGCCTTCCTTCGGTTTGCCGCCGTTGTCGTTGCCCAGGCCCAGGGCACGCTGCCCGGACGTGGTGGGCAGGTATATGCTGCCGCGGCTTTTGATTTTGCGTTCGCCTTTGTGGCCGTCTTCCATGACGATCCAATCCGCGTTCCGCGTTTGAAAATCCGGGTGTTCCTGTTCGATGTCTGATTTGTCGTTCGCCATCAGTGTGCCCCTTTGATTCCGCCCGACTTCACGCCGCCTTTGGTTTTCAATGTCCGGTGGTATGCCCGCGCAAATCCATCGGCCTGGTCGTCATAATCGCCTGTCGGAAATGCCACCAGTTCGGTGACAAAATCCGAATTCCAGGGACCGCGAACAATATAGACGTTTCCCGCTTCGGCCTGGGCAGCCGGTGCGTCCTGGCGCGTTTCCTTGCTGCCGGATTCGGGCGAATAATGCACCCGCTGGCGTGGAAACATGCCGGCGAGACTTTCAGCCTGGCTTTTTCCAGCCTGGCCTGGGTCTTGCGGAAAGTCGATAATCACAGCCCTTCCGTCCATGTCCGCCGTCATTTTCATTTTTGTTTCGACCGTCAGCGGCGATCCACGGAACCGTTCAACGTGTTCAACGTAGAATTTACCACCAACGCGCCGCACACGCACGCCCGCCGTCCAGTCTGCTGATGCGCGGGTTTCTTCGGCGGTCGCTGCCAAATCCCAACCGCGCGCCACGATTCCGCCTTTGGGCACGTCGCCGGCGTCGATGAATTTGCCGCCAAACCATTTCAGTTTATACATGCCGCCGCCGCGTGGCACCGGCCGCTGTTGCAGTTGCCCGGCCTGCGCATAGGCGCCCAATTCCAGTTCCAACATCGCCAGGCGGGCTTCCGGGAATAGGCCAGGCCACAGCAGTGCACCGTCTTTTTTCCGGTAGTCGCCCGGCAGTTTGCGCCCGGACTTTTTCAATGTGATCGGCACCGACACGTGCGGGTGTTTCTTTTCGTAGCGTGCCGGCAGGCACAGGTGCACCAGGTCGGCCTGGTCGGCGATCATTTCGCCGGCGTAGTCTTTGGAATGCAGCCGCTGCATCATCACGCACACGCCACCGTTGATTGATCGCACGCGGGTCGGCAATGCCATGCGGATGCGCCGCACCACTTCGTCGCGGTTGTCATCACTTTCGGCCTGTTCGACGTTGTGCGGGTCGTCCAGGATCACGTAGTCGCCGCCTTCGCCCATGATGCCGCCGACTGACGTGCTGAACCGATAGCCGCCATGTTCGTTTTCGAATCGGCTTTTGACGTCCTGGCCTTTCCGGATCGACATTTTGGTGTCGCGCAATGCGCCGACCACGTTGCCCCACCGTCGCTGATACCAGTCTGACCGAATCAGTTTTCGGGTTTTGTCAGCGTCACGCAGTGCCAGGTCGCCGCGGTATGACGTCGCCATGAACCGCAGGCCAGCGCGTTCCAGTTTGGTCCACGCCCAGGCATTCAGCAGCACGCTGACGGTCAGGCTTTTCATGTGGCCAGGCGGTACGTTCAGCAACAGGCGCGGGATTTCGCCGGCGATAAATGCTTCCAGATATTCGCACTGGATCGCCAGGTGGCGACCGTCCACGAATGCAACCGGGTCCAGGTGTTCCCAGGCTTCGGTGATGAACATGTGGAAATCGTCTTCGCACAGTTCGGCCAGGCGACGTTCGAACTGGTCCCAGGTGTCGGCGTCAAGTCCCTGCGGCTGCATGTGCTTTTCGCAGCAGGTGGGTCAGCGTTTGCACTTCCTTCGGTTCCAGGGCGTCCAGGTTCGGCATGGTGGTCACTTTCGCCGGCGTCATGCTTCCGTCAGGGCTGGTTTGTTCCACGCGCGTCACTGGCCGATAGGACGGATGGCGGGCGGTCAGCGTCAGCGCCATCAGCCTGTCCGACTTCGTGATCACGTCGCGCATTTTGGTCTGTTTGCTGCCGTCTTTGTTCACGTGCAGGTATGGTTTCCGTTCGATTTCACCGACCACGCTGCGTTTGATTGCGGTGGCTTCGAACCTGTCCAGGAATGTCATTTCGGCATCGTCCCATTCGGCCGCGAATTCTTTGTCCACCAGGCGTTTGTCATACCAGGAACCACGCCCGATTTCGCCGGCGATGCTGGCTTCGGACACGTTGCCGGTGGCCCGCAGTTTGTCCAGGAACAGGCCGCGCCGGCGTTTCGTGATTGTCTTTTTGCGGGCCATTCAGTCGTCCGAATAGTCGATGTTTGTGAACTGTCCGCAGGTCGGGCAGTGGTATCCGTCACCGTCGCCGGCGACACCGCCTTCGCCTTCGTCATCGTCGTCCAGGGTGTTCCAGTCCAGGCGGTCGGCTTCCGTGAATCCGGTCAGTTCGATGTCGAAGCCGGCATCCACCAGGGCGTCGAATTCGACGGCCAGGGTGTCGAATGACCAGCCGGACATTTCCGCCAGGCGGTTGTCGGCGATCACGTAGGCTTTGGCCTGGTCGTCCGTCAGGTGCGCCAGGTCGATGGTCGGCACGGCTTTCAGGCCCAGGTATTCGGCCGCCATGCAGCGCGCGTGCCCGGCCAGGACGTCATCACCACGCAACAGCACCGGGTTCGTGAATCCGAATTCCTGGATGGACCTGGCGATCCGCTGGATTTGTTCCGCCGAATGCACGTTGGCGTTGTGTTCGTATGGCACCAGGTCGCCGGGCGCGCGGTAAACGATGACGGCTTCGGGCAGTTCCGTGTCGATGTTGTCGGGCCGGTCGTCGTCGTCGTCCGGTGTTTCTGTTGGTGTTTCAGCCATCACGGCCCCTTTTCAGCGTCACGCTGCGACAGGATTGTCGTGTTGTTGGGTCCAGAATATACCGAATGCGGCACGGTTCGGCACCAATTCGGAACGATTCGGTGCAATTCCGGCACGAAACGGCCCGCACAGTGACATCCTGGCGCGATTCGTGGGTCCAGTTACTGTTCAGGCATCACACCAGCACGATTTCGATGCCGAAAATGGCTTCCACCACGCCGCGTTTGAACCTGGACCCGGTGTCGTCGTGGCCTTTGACGTCTTCCACGACCTGGTTGCCGGTGCGTTTGTCCTGGTAGCGGAAATCCGCCCGCCAGGAACATCGGCGCCCGTTCGGGTATCCGGCCGACCTGATTTTGATGGGCACCAGTTTCAGTTTGCCGTCGATCATGCGCGGCACTTCCAGCGGGAATTTGGGCTGCAGTTCCAGGCCACTG